TGTAACAGCCTGACTGCTCGTCACGCTGCCCGTTACAGATGTCAAAGAATCCTCTGTTCCAGTCAGCTCCTCGTTGACGTAACGAGACAAGTTTGCGCTGCGGTCAAAGACAACAACAGCCGTATTCAACCCAACCCGAAGGGAGTTTCCATCGTTGCTTGCCCCTACGCTGTTGGTCCCGTCGCTCAGGTAAGCATCAACACCACCCCAACTGCCTGCGATGACCTGAAAACCTGACGATCCGGCCCCGCGAGATGTCACTAAAGTCATCGCAGATGTTGGGATCGCATCCAACCAAAAGCGAACAGCAACAGTCAAATCCCCTGTTCCAAAGTCCAAGGCCGAAGCGTGGCTGATGGAATGGAAAGAACTAGAGCCGTTGTAATACACCCCATTAGCAGGCTGCCGCGCGTTGGTTCGGTCGTTGACATCGGCCTTGGAGTAGACACCGAGATTCACTAACGCAGTAACTACGTTCTCCAAATCAGCAAGATTCTGCGAAGGAACCAATCCCTCAGCGGACGCCGGAACACCAAGCGTGGCCCGAATGGCAGCGAGCATCGCGGCATCAACGATGGTGCCATGATTTCGAACAAGTTTCCCGTCGAGGGACTTTATCGAACCGTCAGTGCCGAAGGCTAAAAAATCTTTCGATGCCATAGATAAAACTCTCTACCCAATGGGGCAAATGGTTACCTACCCCCAACGGTTCGGAGAGGAAGAGGACGTCCCGCTCGAGCGCGTGGATCTGCTCACAACAGCTGACTGAGATACTCCCTTTGATGTGACCGAGTTCTTCACGCCGGGCGCCTTTCTTGGTTCCAAAGCTGACACGCGATCAATTAAAGCGTTGATCGTGTAAAGAATTTGCTGGGGGCTAAACTGAGCGAGCTTGCGAAGCCGAATCATGAGAAGATCGTGTTATAAGTGACCTCAGGCTCATCCGGATGGTAGTTCAAGAATTCACTCACGATCTCGTAGCGGCCGTTAGACATCTCGTTGATCTGGGGAGCTCCCTTGAACCAATAGGTGTCATCAAAAAACTGGTGTAGATCGCCGATCAGGTTCCGCTGAGTGATGGCATCAGCAGTCGCGTTGACCGCCGCAACAAGGTTATCATTCGACCACATCTCATTAACGTGAGCATGGTCTGCCGTCAGCGAAGAATTGCCGGGGACAACCCGCACATTCCGAATGGCGTATCGATCCCGCTCACCGGTAGTTTGACCAGAGACCAAGAGTTTCGCGAGCTCGTCGGCGAGGGTGATCTGATCAGTGGTCCCGGGTGGATCCATATAGTCAGTGAGAAGGAAAACCTTGTCCTTGTCGGCGGTCGGTGGATCTGAAGCCATAGCCGCTGCCACCCTTCCCTTGTAGGCCTCCACGGCTTGAATGACTCTCTCGAGATAGCCAGCCGAAACGTCCTCGAGGACCTGATATTTGGGAAGCCTCTGGAGCTCAACCTGTTCCCTTGCTTCCCCATAGGTCCAAGTGTTCGAGAACTCGTTCACCTCTGGATCCGCGGCCGCGGCGTCCTCTTGACTCCTGGCGTTGAAGATCACCGTGAGATAAGCATCTTGCTTGTTATCGCCGGCTTGAGTGGCTTGAGTGTGAGAGGCTCCTTCGACGTAGAAATCAGTTTCCTGGGCAACAAGAATCGATTCCAAGAGCCCTCGATACTTGATCGTCGTCACCCAACCATTGACCTCATCACGGACACGCGAGAAGTGAACCTGCCGAACGCTTACGTTTCCTTTGTATCTTGGAGTTCCCATGGCTACCTGCTGAGGACTTGGGTATTCTCGGCCGTCTCTTCAGCAGCTTTTCGGGCCGCTCGCTGCTCGTCTAGAACCTCACGACGATGCTCCCGAAACTCCCTGAGGGCTTCGCGAACATCTTCGTATATCGACCCGAGCTGTCTGAATACACCGAAGGGATTCGAAACCTGCTCAATCGAACTCGCTGCAGCACCTGCCTTGGCAGCTCGAGCTTTGAATTCAAGCGTGGTCTTCTGGTCCGAGGCAGCTGCAAGTCTCAAGACCTCATCGTTCGGAATGATCACCCCAGCATCCACGGCTTGCTGAGCTGAGGCCCCCAGCCCCGCCCTGAACGCGGGCAGAAGCTCGCTCCCAGATCTCCCTAGAACCTTTTGAGCATCGGCAATATCGGTAGGGCCCCCGCTCCTATTCTTGAAAATGTTGGCGACCTTTAAGAACAACTCATCTGGGCTAAGCTTCTTGAGTTCTTTGGTCGAGATTCCCAATCTTTCAAAGGTCTCGATAATATCCTTACTCCCCCGCTCGGCATCGATCTGAGCAACGCCCAATCGCTTTATCGCGGCCGCCATGTTGTCGATACTTGCCCCACTTTGCTCCGCGGCGAATTCAAGCTGCTGATAAACATCCGTCGACACCCCGAGGGAGTTCGATTTGTCGCGAATGCGTCCAGCCTGGTCGAGTGAATCGGTAACTGAGCGAACGATCGCCCCCACAGCAAAGGCCGCTGCGAGACGTCCTTTGATCATTGACGTCACGCTGTTTGACCATCTATCAGCCTCTCGGCTCGCCTGGTCTAATCCGGACTTCCACTGACTGCCGTCGAGCTGGACTTTCCCTCTAAGCGTGAATCCAGGCATTAGTTCCTCAGAAGTTCTTCAATAGCTCGGTGTCTCTCGCCAACAATCCCGAACCCTTGCAATTCTTCGATCGATGTTCCGTAGTCCCAAAGGCACTGCGAGTATGGAGTGTCCATTATCGTGTCCGGACTGTAGTTGCAGCGGGTGAGCAACCAACAGCGGAGCTGCGCCAGAAATGGAGCCCCCTTTTTTGATGCGACCGGCTCGTCGCTCTTAGAAAACTCGGGTTCGTTGTAGCCAGCTTCGATGTATTCCGCCCAGGCCTTGATCGCTAAACTCACATCGCAGGCCATGGTTGATGCGGCCTTTCTCTCAAGCTCCCTAAGCCCCATGGAGGTGAACACCCCAGTTGCAAACTCTAGCCCCTCCGAATAGGTCCTTGAGCAGATTTCGACCGCAAACATGAGACCTTTGAGATCCATGATTGGATCCAGCCCGAACCGATTCAACAGAATGAGATGCCCATACGAGAGCGGTCTCAACGGTCGACCGAGCACTTGAAATGGCTCGGGTGCTAGACTGGCTAGAAAGTCATTCACTAAGCGGTTGCTTCACCCGTGATGTCGTTCTCATATTCCCCGACCGTCAGGTTGATCAAGCGGACTTTCCCGAAAGAGCGTGTCTTACCAACCTCTTCCACAATAAAGGAGTGGGATCCATCGTCGACTTCAGCGTAGGACGGATCATCAACAGTCAGTTTATCCCCAACCTCGATGTTGAGAGCATCTTTCGATTCGCTGTTCGCAATCGTATCTTCGGACACATAGAATTCGAACGGGGCCCGGGTGATCTTGTTGGTGATGATTCGGCCATCAACAGCGCCGTCTCCATCCGTGAAATCAGTGTTCGTCGCCGTCTTATTGACGGGAAACGTCTCAATCACAGCTTGCACTGTCGTAGGCGTTCCCGCTTGGTTGGTGATCGTAATCGGCGTCTTGGATAGCCCACCGAATGCAAATGCTTTTCCTTTTTGGCGTTCAGGCATAATCGTTTCTAGTTGTGGCCAGCGATCAGCTGCACCTTGTATCCGCTCGTGAAAATCGGGGTTTCGTTACTATCGGCTTCAATATCCGGCAACTCCTCCGTAGTGGATTCAATCCCATTAACCAGCAAGTCCGTTCCGGCTGCCATCAGGCTCTCTGCGAGATTGTCTTGCTCGCAGGCATCCACGACTTTCCCAAAAGCAGTGTTATGTTTCTCGGCAGCATTCGGAACGGTGTCAGGATCTGCGGAACTAATCACCGTGATCAAAACCTCCGCTGAAATCGTGTTCGCCTCAGGGTGAATATCCTCCCCTCCAAGGAAAGAGCAGATCGTGGCTGGATACTCCACATCAAAGGCCCCGAGACCGGGATACACTCCGGTTTCGATCGTCTGCTCCAGGTAAGCTTTGAACGCCGCCTCAATCTTTTCCCTTAGGCTCTTCATCGGTTGAACTTGTTGGCTGTCGTCTGCATCCGTTTTGCTGTGAATCTGCGCATATCAGCCGCGTCAGCGTTCAAAGCTGCCTGAAGGGCTGGTCCTGCGATCTGTTGGGCCTTTGTGGCGTGGTTGATCACTTCGGCTGTCGGGTTTAAACCTGGCTTTGCAACCTTCCCCTCACCTGGCTGACGGCTAAAGTTCTGGACGTTTCGCGGTTGTCGCCTAGCTCTTCCGGGAACTCCTCTCTCCAGATCTCGAATCGATTTGAGGAACCCGCTCTTTATGTACGCTCGCGTGCGTTGACGGCGGTCTATCAAGCTCTCAATCTCGTTCGCCATGTCCTTTCCGTAGAGGCCGGGAGTCGGTTTTCCTTTTCGTCCGGCCTTGTCGCTGCCGGAGGCGATCAAGAGAGCCGCTCTCGGCGGACGTCCTCGACCTTTTCGTCCCGGCGAAGGCATTCTTTTTCGAAGGTCTCTCTCGATTCTCTTCGGAGTCGCCGCGGGAGTTTTCCGCATGGCAATGAAGGCAATGTTGATCCCTCTCTTGTTGACGATGAATGCGAGGTCCCTCTTTGAATACCGGATGTATTGACGCATCGCTGCGTTGTGCTCCCGCGTATCAATGACGATCCCCGTGCTAGGCATTCGAGTTCCTCCTCAGGGCAAAGGTGTAGATCGTGTCGGAAACATCGAGCTCGGTGATCGCAAAGCGATCTCCTTCTATTGTGATTGGGTTTCCATCGACAGGCATTACGCCCACCTGAACAAACTGAGCGCGATTCGCGACAAGTCGAGCGTCTGCTCCTTCGAGGAATCCACCTTGGACAGGTTCTTTGTCACGGCTGATCTCAGAAACGACACCGGACCACAACAGGTCATTCCACTCAAAGGTGATACCGCGTTTATTCTCTGCGGCAATTTGCGCTAGGTGGGCTCGTTTGAGGCTCAGGTGCCCGATCGCTGTAGTAAGGGAGACTGAAACGGCGGAATCAGTTTCGTCTCCAGTGATGACGAATTTGTCTGTTCTCGTGTGGCTGGTACCGTTGGCAAGATCAAGAGTGATGGCGATCGCATCTGCCCATGCGCCACTGACTCGGTTCTGAATCCGGCAGACCGTATCGCCAAAGTGAGCACCACCTGCGAGAACTTTTAGAGACTCGCCGTTCTCGATGCTGTCACCCTCACCGAGCCTGCGCCAGACACCAGGAACACTCTTCGCCTGAAAGCGAATTCCAGATGCTAGACTCGTGACTCTACAAATGCTCATTCAAAAAAAAGGCCGGCCGGATAACCACAAACCGACCGGCCACACCACAAGAGATTATCGGGCTCTACTTCTTGCCCTTACCCTTACCCTTCGGCTTGGATTCAGGTTCAGGATTGGGCTCGTCGTTGATTAAATCTTGGCTCTCGTCGGCTTGCTCGGGGTCAGATGGCGGCTCGGGGTCACCCTCGTTTTGTTGTAGGTCTCCAGTGACGATAGCGGCGGCGGCTTTCTCAGCGGCCTCGGCAGCTTCAGCCTTGAGCTGTTCGACTCGCTCCGGGTCCACTTCCTTGCCATCGAATTCTGAGATGTCGATATTGACATCCACCACTGGAGGCTCGTGGAGCGTGTTGAACTTGTCGGACTTCATCTTCCGAAACCAAGCGACTAACTGATATTTCGACTCCGCAAGCTTCGCTCGCTCAGCCTTGAAGGCATCGAGCGTTTCGGAGGCATCGCCAATCGCGAAAACCTCCATTGTCCCGTCAGGCAGATAGCCGATCGCGATGCTCGGCTTGCGATTAAAGATGACTTGATCTGACATACTATTGAGATTTGATTCGCTCCAGCGAGGCTCCTAGGCCTTTGGATATTCCGTACAGGAATCCACACGACATCCGAAATTCTCCCTCGTTTGGTGAATACCAAATGCGAAACTGGAACGGCAACCCGGTCTTGGGTTCGGTCATGTTTTCAACGGAGATGTGCCGAACACCTGGCTTGAATACAGGGCGAGCAGCCATCGCCATTGCAGAAGGGTGCATTGCGATTCCGGTTAGATATTCTCCGTTCGCCGGAATTCCCTCGTATTCATAGATGTTGAATCCACGGGCCCTTTGAATTCGACCTTCTCTGATTGGCTCATCAGTTCCCGAGGCGCTCTTATCAACAATGCTTAGATCCTGAATCAAGCCAGTGTGATAGTCGGGGCTGATAATCGCTGAACGCCCCAGCTTCGGAACCTTCCGAGTAGTCAGGTTCCCGCCAATGTCCGCTAGAGCATCAGCATCAAATTGAGCGTCCGTCTTGGTCGTGGCGTTGGTGTAGTTGGAAGCGAGAACCAAAGCGAAGGCATCATCAACCAAAGACTTGACTGTCGCCTCCCTGGAGGGCTCAAAGAACTGTTCCATCAGCCATTTTGCTGATCGGGCCTTGGAGATTTCAGAATCATTGAAGGCCGCCACATGCCCCTTGAATGCATCGAGATTAACCGTAATCCCTTCAGTGGATACATCCTGAACAGTCGAGTAACCCCCAGAGAGGTCAGAGGCAGTCATCCCGCCTGCTACACGTGTCAGAACTGATTCTCCTTCCTGGGCGATTTCCTCGCTAAAATTCCGAGCGAACACGCGGACCGGAAAGAACTCACTTCCGAAATACTTAATCGCGTCTCTTGCGATTGCCGCGAGATTGAAGTTGTTAAGTGAGTTTGCCATATAGGTCCGCGTGTTGCTCTGAGATGATTACTAAGCCGAAAGGATGCGCTTCAGCCCGTTGCCCTGCCCCTTGGCTACGCCCCAAAGCGTCCCCATGGAGAACTTGAATTTACCAGCGTTTCCGTCATACCAGACACGGAACTGGATCGGCAGCCCCGTGACAGGATCAACCCGATTCTCGACACCGACCGGAGCGTTGCCATCAATCAGAGTTGGGTCAACAACTGCGCGAGCTGCGAACGCCATAGCTGATCGGTGGCAGACAAAACCGGCTAGATTCTGGCTGTTGTTTGGAATGCTTCCGTACTCGTAGATTCGGAACCCACGAGCCTTGCGAACCTCGCCATTCTTGATCGCTTCGTTGTCACCGAAGGCGCTCATGTCTTCGATCACCGAGTCCTTCACCAATCCGGTGTAATAGCTCGGCGGCACAATCAATGCGCGATTGCTTTTCGGCACCTTGAGAGTCGTCAAATCGCCCCCAAGGGTTGCGAGTTCGTCAGAATCGAAATTCGCATCGGTGATCACCTTGCTGTTCGAGTAGTTCGCGCTAACAACCAACTCGAAGAAGGTCTGCATGATTTTGTCGAGCAGAGCTTCAACAGCCGGCTCAATAAAGTTATCACGCAACCACATCACATTACCCGCTTTCGATGCTTCCAAATCGGTGAACGCGAAGACTGGCCCCCAGAACTGATCGAGATTGACTGTGACCCCGGTATTCGAGACATCGGATGGTGTGTAACCGTTCGCGAGATTCGAGACGGTAACGGAACCAGGGAGTCGAGTCTTTACGCTCTCTCCCTCGTTTTTGATCTCATCAGAGAAATCAGTCCCCATCGCTGTGACCGGGAACATCGATAGACCAAGATGGTCCATCGTTCTGTCCGCGATCTGCGCGACGTTGACGTTTACTAGTGTATTAGCCATGAGCTGAAAATTTGATTAAGTCGATTGGTTGGACGTGGCCTAGCTTTCGAAAGGCTTGATGTTCTTCACCCAGAAGGCGTGCTTCTCAGCTGATCCTTGGATCTTCTTTTGCTCCTCGTAGAGCGCTTGAATCTCTTCAGGCGTCTTCTTGGCGGAGCTGGATCCACCCGCTGGTTCCGGTTCGAGTGCATCACCCCCAACTTGATTGAGAATGTTCACCGCTCCTTCGCCTGCCGTTTGGGCGTTGCCTTCGAGCTTGTCGACCTTCGCTTTGAGATCCGTGATTTCGGAATCCTTCGCCTCAATCTGATCATTGAGTTGGGTCACCGTTGTTGCATGTTCCCCTTGGATCCGCGTTAGTTCCTCGCCATGCTTGGTCTTCTCTGAATCAAGCTCGGCTTGGTGCGACGCTTTCGCGTTCTCAAGGTCGGTAACAGCAGCGGTCCGCGCCTCTTTTTCAATTTTCAGTTCTGCACTCAGAGCGCCGATCCGCTGATTGGCTTCTGAGATGTTCGTGATTGAGTCCATCACCCTATTGTGCAAATGGTTACCTACCCCAGGAATTGAAGGAGCTCTGTGAGGTTGTTGATGTGCCCATCGATCAAGCCTAGCTCGATGGCCTCGTCGGAGTCGTAGCACTTCGATTCGAAGACGGATGAATCAACAGACCGAGACGCTGAAACGGCTGCTTTAAACTGGCCGTGACACTTGTCAGCTGAGGCTTGGAGCTCTTTCTTCTCTTCGTCGGAGAGTGGTTTAAACGGGGAGAATGAAGCCTTGTGCTTCCCTTTTTTGAACATCGAAACCTTTACCCCGATCTTCTCCAGGAACCCACTCTGGTCAACGTGCATGATGTAGCAGCCGATTGATCCAACGGATGACGATTCGGACGCATAGACCAGATCGCACTGGCTGCCGAGCCAGTATCCAGCCGAGGCCATCATCGAGTCCGTGAAGGCGACAGTCGGAAGGCTCATTGACTTGATCAGCTTTCCAAGCTCCGGACAGCCCGTGACGCTCCCCCCTGGTGTATCGAAGTGGAGAACGGCTCGTTGAATCCCGTCGAGTTGCGAGACCTCCCGGAGGGCCATCTCGATCTCATCGTAGTCAGTCATTCCCATGTAGTCCTTTTCGAACCAATCGAGACGCTTGCCCATCGCGCCTGAAATTGTGATCACTGCCGTAGTGCCGACCACCTCGACGATCTGACTTGGGCTAGACTCCACTACCCCGACCATGGATTTGGCTTGCTCGATGCTCTCCGAGAAAAGGTCGAGATAGCTCGGCACTATGCTCCAAGCTTCGTTTCGGATCCGGTTTTGAAGAGTCGGTGTCATTACTCGATAATCTTGGCTTCGATCGGAGGGTTGGCGCTTCGCTGGGAGAGAAGAGAAAGGGCTAAATCGACAGGGATTTTCTCAGATTCGGCGATCGCCTTAGCCCGACGGATCAAGTCGAGGGCTTCGATTTCGCTTTGCTTCCTTAGTTCCTGCCAATCAATGCCACGCTCTCCGGCATCATCCGCCAGCGTCTTCAACCCAAGCTTGATGTCCTCACGGGATTCCTTGGCCTCCCGTCCCACATCGACGGTGATCTTCTTCGGGTGTTGCCATTTGACCTTCCAGAAGTCCTCGGAATGTTTAACGTCCCCTCTCGCGATCCCTTTGGAAATCACCCACGCCCACACCCGCGTATTGAACTTCTCATCAAGTAGATCTGCCCGTTCGGTGAATTTGCGTTGGGCCTTCGCCAGAACAGCTCGTTGAGTAGCCCCGCCCGCGTTTGTCGGATCCCATACGAACTCAAACGGGATCCCGAGGCCGATCGCGGTTTTCCGCATCAGTAGCTCGAGGAATCCCTGAAAAGTTGGTGACGGCCGGTTGCCTGCAAGATCCTCGATCGATTCTCCCGGTTTGAGGCGTGGGATGTATCCGGCTTGAAGAGTCTGCCAAGGAAGATCGCCGGTCTTTTCGGCGGTGTGTTCCTCGTCGATAAAATCGTTTCCGTCGTCAATCATCCCGCCTTCAGTCACGAGAGCAAATCCGATTGCCTCCCGAGCTTTTACCCCGACCTTCTCGTAGTCGAGAATCTCGCCCGTGTCCCAAACATCTTGGATGGCATGGGAGAGCGCCGTGACTCCGCGGTATTGATTCACGCGGTTGGGATCAGAGATCAGAATGAAGTTCTTGGCGTGAATCCGCTTGTGGGTCTCATTCTGCCGGACGAAATACGCCGCGGGGCGTCCAGTTGCGGGATTGATGGCAACGCCGTCGTGAATGTTATCGTCGGAGCCCGGGCTTTCGATACGGTGCCCTTCAATCGGCTGAAGAAATGGCCAGTTGTTCTTCCCCGTCACCATGTTGAAACCAAGATCCCCGTCGACGTCCATCCGTTTTGAAGCGAGCTTCTGAAGCCCCCAAAAACTGAATTGACCTCCGAGATCAGCGGCCTTAGCCCACTGGTGAAAGAATTGCTCGTATTCAGCCGCGAGATCCCCAGCCTGAGATTGAGGGCGAATCCCTTTTCCCACTGAATATCGAGTGATGTCATCGACGGCGCCGCGTACCTCCCCGTAGTTCTCGTAGAGGGTCCGGGCATATCCGCACAGCGTGTGGCGTGTATATCGATTGAGGGTCTGTCTACTGTCGACAACTTGATTCGTCAGAGGACCTCTGAATCGACCTCGAGTCGTGCCCTTGTAGTAGCTGCCAGAGCGCACCGGGCGGCCGTGTTGATCAACTAGCCCAGACATCACCCAAACGTCACGAAGGTTGCTCGGGCTTTCCGCTTATTGTTGGCGCCGGCTAAACCCCGCTCAAAAGCCACATCCATGACGGCCTCAATCACCAGATCCAAAGGAAGATTTGCTTCCTCGGAGTGACTCTTGCCAGCCTCAGAAATCGACGTGAATTCACGCCCTGAGGAGACCTCATCCCTGAGGTCCTCGATCTTTTGAGTGATCCACTCGTCCGATGAAGTTCGAATGAGTGCTTTAATCGCCGCGACGTTCGCCATCTACCCAATAGGGCAAATGGTTACCTACTCCGTCCCGTAGAGCTTCTGAATGGTAGCGACCACGACTTGCATGCATTCGCAGTCCCAAGCATGATTCTCGCGGAAATTCTCCCAAACCATCACCGACTTCCCCCCTCGCCGGCGCTCAACTTTGTGCTCAGAATTAATCTGCTTTTGGTAGGCCTCCGTAAGAGTGCCAAGATCACAAACCTCCCACTTCGAGCCCTTGCCGATCTTGAGCCTGTGGAGAATGTCTTTGACTGCTGGATTGGACCACATCCAGACGTGAGGCGCTCGCGGAAGGTTCATGCCCTTCTGAGCCGTGGGTTTAGAGAATATCTTCCAACGTTTCTTTTTGACTCCCCCTGGCCAAGATTCGATGTGAAGGAACGAGTCGTTGTCTTCCCCTTGGAACCCATGCCATCCACGTCGAGCTAGCTCGGTGATCACGTCGTTGCGCTTGTACTGGACATCGACGAAGACTCGATTGGGAGGGATCTCAAACTCGGCCGCGATCTCAGCCACCTCGTCCCAGCTTCGAGGACGTCGGAACCCTAGCAATCGACTATCGCCATTCTTCGCCCACGCCCGAACAACAACCCAGAAATCAATCAGATCCTTCTGACAATCGACGGTCATGTATCGTCTGGCCTCGTGCTCCCACTTATCAGCCGGTGAGTAGTCGTCGAAGGTGATCAAGTCCTCGTCGAGATGCTCATGCGCTTTCCAGTCCTCAGCCAATTGGAGATTCAGGAACTCTTGAAGTGGCTGAGTGAATCCTTTACGAGCGAGTGACTTCGCCTTCAGGAACTCCTCGACCAGATCTTCCCATGAGACAATCGAGGGCCCTAAGCAGAGGGTGTTAAACCGGAATGATCGAACCCTTCCGGAGGCCTCGGGATTTGTTACCGTGTATCCTCCGCCGTCATTCATTCGCCTAATCACTTCAGGCGTGTGCGTGTGCTCATGCCCGCAATGGGGACACTTCAGTCGAACCGTTTTCCTTACCTCTTTGTAATCCCATTTCCCTTTCGGCTTGGTCTTCTCGTCGTCATCCCAAACCATCACATCTTTGAACGTCGGCACGATCAGCTGCTCGCAGCCTTGGCATTGAAGGGACCATTCCTCGCAAGTGCCCCCTTGCCACCCTTGGGCGAAGTCATGATCGTCTGTTGTCGGCGTGCTGACGAAGAATTGCCGACGATTCGCGTATCGTTTGGTTCTGGCTTTGGCGTTCTGAATGTTCCCTTCCCCGTACTTCGAGCACTCATCGCACCACAGGTAGCGAATGGATTTCTGACGAAGGAATGAATTATTCGCTGGCCCGATGAGCATTGAGGCCTGAGGGAAACTGATCTTCAGTTTCTTCTTGCCGACCTTGTCATCAGGCATTTGATCCCGCAGCTGCGGGCAGCTTTCGAGAGTTGGGTTGATCTTCTCCTCCGCTAGCTCTTTCGCCGAATCTAGAGTATCGATAACAACCATCGTCGGCCCGGGAGCTTCGGCCAGAGTCCAGGCAATTCCACCTTGAAGAATGACAGTTTTCCCGAGCTGGGCTGCGCTCTTGATCCAAACTTCTTGAACCTCGTTGTCGGGAATGCAAGCGAGGGGTTCTTTGAGCCAGGGAGTCTCTGAGATTTTGAATCGTTGACCATAGGGAGAATCTCGGAAGAGAAGATTGTCTTCCATCCAATCCCAGATTGGCTTCTTGTCAGGTGGCCGGCAGATTTGCCTCGTCCACTCTGTGAAGAATCCGGTCGAGATCATGTGTAGACCGTATCGGCGAGCTTAGCCAAGAGCCCGAGATTGTGCCGCTCTAGTTCCTTTTCAATCTTGGCAACCGGGAGCCCCTCCAAAATCGCTGCAATCTCTCCGGGTTGTTTTAGAAGATGGGATCGAGCAGAGCCGGCGAAGGTCTGGAAATGTCTAGCAACCTCGGCGGCCGGGAGCAGATTCTTTTTCCGTTCGTCAATCTCAACGCGAAGCTTCTCGCATTGGAGCTCTAGCTTCTTTCTCTCCAACTCCTGTTGGCTTGCAGGTTTCTTCGATCGGGAGATGAGTTTCTCCATGATCGGCTTCACCTCCGCGAGCGAATAGTAAATCTTCCTCCCCTTCCGGTAAGACTTCAGCGAGGCAACCGCCGATCTCACTCCCTCATAGGTCTTGTTGAAAGTCTCAGCGATCTCCTTCAACCCAATCAAATCACCCGGCTCCTTCGCCCTCTTTCGCGTGGTAGATTTCTTGGGTTTGCTCATAAAAAAGCACGGCGGTCTTCGCACC